TATGTCTGCCTGTAGATACATCTTTACCTGCATTAGTGCCTACAATAAAATTATATGAACCAGTTGTGATGTTTCTACCTGCGTAATTTCCAAAAACAACGTTATTTGATCCCGTTGAGTTTCTTAAAGCTTTACATCCTATTACTACACTATGACTACCTGTTGTATTACAAAGTCCTGCATCTTCTCCTACAAAAAAATTATGATTGCCTGTTGTATTGTTACATCCGGCATTAGCGCCTAAGAAAACATTACTACATCCACACGTGTTTGATTTACCACTATAGGCACCTAAAAAAATATTAGAAGTTCCATTTGTATTAGAATAACCTGAACAACATCCAATAAAAACATTAGAACCACCACAAGCATTATTATAACCTGCTTGAAATCCTAAAAATGTATTATTACCTCCAGCAATATTACAACGACCAGCACATCTTCCTATAAAAGTATTATTTGAAGCTGAAGTATTAAAGCTAGAATATTCATATGCCACTCCTGAACATTGTCCAGCAAAACAACCAACAAAAAAATTATTTGAAGAATTTATGCCTGTACCTGTATTTAAGTTTGTTGTTACTATGTTTGCCTCGCCAAAAGTACAGCTACAACGTGCAAATACATCAGCACCTGAACCGGCTGAACCTGTGTAACCTATAACACCTTGTGAACCTGTGTAACCAACACCTGTTGATCCTGTATAACCTAAAGAGCCTGTATAACCTAAAGAGCCTGTATAACCTATAGAACCTTGTGAACCAACATAACCAATATTTCCTAATGAGCCGGTATAACCAACACCTGCTGAACCTGTGTAACCAGCACCTGCTGATCCTGTATATCCAATATTTCCTAATGAACCTGTGTAACCTGCTGAACCTGTGTAACCAGCACCTGCTGATCCTGTATATCCAATATTTCCTAATGAACCTGTGTAACCTGTTGAACCTGTATATCCAATATTTCCTAATGAACCTGTATATCCAATATTTCCTAATGAACCTGTGTAACCTGCTGAACCTGTATATCCAATATTTCCTAATGAACCTGTATATCCAATATTTCCTGATGAGCCAGTATATCCAACACCTGCTGATCCTGTGTAACCTATAGAACCTTGTGAACCAACATAACCAATGTTACCTTGTGATCCTGCATAACCTGGTAATCCTACGTTTGAAAATTCAACCCACTGATCTGAATTTCCATCATTGTAATAAAAATATTGAACACCTGTTGCTTCATCTAACCAAACATCTCCAAGTTGAGCACCTGTAGGAGGAGTAGCAGAAGTTGTAACATCTAAATTTCCTTCAGAGCATGTGTAACCTTGTGAACCTGTGTAACCAGCTCCTGATGATCCTGTAAATCCTAAATCTCCTTTTGATCCTGTATAACCTAAACTACCTGTAAATCCTAAATCACCTTTTGAACCGGAGTAACCTAAACTACCTGTAAATCCTAAATCTCCTTTTGATC